GTGGATTTCATTGCTTTCGCAATGTTCTTCTGGGTTCGGACAGCTGCTTTCTTGACAATCACTTTCTTGTTTGGCTTCAATACTGCATTTTTAACCTCTTTCTTGGTGGCACGGATTTCACTTTTAAGCTCAGTTCCCAATTGCTTAAGTTCCCCCTTGGTCGCTTGAGATCTTTTGTTTGGTCCTGGGTTTGGCTCGATTCCTTGAGTTGTAAGGTCTGGAATCCATTGCCCGTTGGGACAACAGATTTCGTTACACTCGCCGAGGACGTGGAAGTCGTATTCGAGCTCGAATCTTCTTTCGTTATCACCTTCAGCGCTATAAAGTCGCCTGAAAGCTGCAAGCATCGTGGGGTAATCTCGAATGCCCGCCGACATAAGGCCATAAAGAAGATTTTCATAGATATTTCCTTTAGCGATGTGCATGAGTTTGTTCCACATCTCAGAGAGAACTGCGTCAAAGTTTGACTGGCCTTCGAAAGCAATCCCAAGGACAGCAACGGTGAAGTGATGCAAATGTTGGGGCCGTTCAGACTTAACGAGACTGACCAAGAGGAAGAGTTTATTCTTTCCATCAGGATTTGTGAAATTGTCAACCGCGAAGCGTTCAAGTAAGGCTTGAAAAACAGGATCAGGTTCGCAAGGTGGAGGAGTAGCTCCGCTTGTTCCCACATTTTGGGATGCGATGAAGAGTTGTTGCAGCGCAGAACCTGCTGCTGACTCCTCTGCTTCAGTTTTAGTGGCAAATACTTTGCTTTCAGGGTAACTGACACCTCCGACCAGACACTTAACTGTCCAACCATTAGGATGTTGGGTGGGTTGATAGACGCAAGAAAGTTTAGCTTTTTGTGTGAACTCATTCAATTTTGCTCGATTGTTCATTCTTCTTCTCCGATTTCTTGGACGCTAGTTTGTGTGCAATTAATAAATGTGAGTCGACTTGTTTTGAGATTTCCTCGACTGCTGTGATAAAGGCTAATTCTTTGTCGTTAGTCAAATGATCGTTTCGACAGACTAGAAAGCCTTTGATAGAATTAAATTGTTGTGATGAAATATCGATTTCTCCTGTTGAGTCAATGCACTCAATGAAGCTATCCCAAAGTTGTTCTCGCTCTCTGTGATATATTGTCTTTCCTTTTGCTGCTTTATCTAACCACTCAATCAAGTCGTCAGCCAAAGCAGTTCTTATCATACACTTGTTTAAAACACTTGTTTGGACTAGTAGTAATCTTTAGTAATACAATCTATTAATACATTATGGGCCTAGGTAATAAAGTATCAGTTCAAATTCTCAAGGTGGACCTCTTGAGTCCAAACCTGCTTGAGAATTGCCTCTGCGGGAGCAGTGCAGAATGCCTCCAATTGTTCCATGATAGTAGTTGCTGTGTTCAACGGGATCAAGTAGTTGAGCATCATAGCCTCGATAGCGAAAGCACGATTCATCTTAATATCCTTCATCTTGTCGGAAACACCTTGTTGAAGCTGTTCAACATACGCTACTTGTTCCTTCTTGGTCTGAAAATGGAAATTTTTGCTCAAAAGGGACCATGCAAGGCGCATTGGATCATAGACCACCTTACCAGTTTTAACATCGAAATACTGATTGAAGAAGAAAGGGACCTTTGAGTTCTCAAATTTCATCTTCACCCCTATTGCATTGAACCGTTTCGGCAACTCAGTGCGAATGTTTCTAATTCTCAGACAAGGTAAAGAATCATCCCCACCTGCGCCTAACGCAAGAAATTCGTCAAATTCCACAACCAGTGCTAAAATGAACATTAGCAGATCAGTGTTACCACCGAATGTATCTGGGTCACCAGAGGTCTTCATGTGCGG